ACTTTCTTGAACGCATTACCAGCTAGGCCCAAGCCCCACAACATGCGCTCGTGTTCAGGACGGTATTCTTTCATCACCTCCGTCAACTGATAGTTCATGTCATCACGAACACGTTCAGCCGCGTCCCGCTTCTCAGGCGTTTCTTTTCCAATGATCTTCGTTTTAACTGGGCCCGACGCAGGGAAAGTCTCCATGATGGTCTCAGCTTGAAACTTGACCAAGGCTTCGGAAAGCAAGGGATGGTAGACACCACATGCACCTTCCCACGGCTCTGATCTCTCTTCAATTTTCATCCCCAGAAGTTCAAGGCCATCGACATACGTCTTCATCCAGTCTTTTCTGGAATCGATGTCGTCTTGGAAGTCGCCGAGCAGATCACCTGCCAGACTTTGCAGAGCGCCGTCGTCCATTTCTTCCGCGAGGTTGGCGTTGAAATCATCCTCGTCGTGGACTTTGCCCATCTCTATTTCTAGATCGCCGATGCCGATAGACACAGACTCAGGATCTTCGATCTCGATCTCAATCGGCTCCGCATCCATCAGGTCCTCGTCCATGCCGGGAGGGAGTTGGTACAGCGCCTTGTCAATATTGGTTGCCATTTGTCATCCTTAGTAGTAAATGCGCCTGCGCCGCAAGCCCATAGGCTCATCTTCCTCGTCAGACCCAAGCCGCAAGAATCCACCCTGCCTAAATCGCATCAATGCCTGCACACCGGAGTCCACAAGGTCATCGTGTTCCGCGTTCGGGAACCGGGCGAACTCTTCTATTACCTCTTCCGCCCAGCGTTTGTCAGGTGCCCACACTTTACCGGAAGAAAATAGGTCTGTAACGCTGTTAAGACGTACGAATTTGTCGTTGCCGCGTGTAGGTGTGAAGTCTTGGACCATCACACCCATCCTCCGCAGCTCAAATATCAGCGGAGCGCCCGCCGCCTTGGCTTCAATAATGCAGGCATCCGGCTCCCAGTCGTCGTATAGCTCTTTTGCCTTGGCTTTCAGGTCTGGAAACTCGACTTTCCCCTTCCAAGCGTCCAGCAAAATGATGTTGACGTCGTTTTCGTCCTCGTCTTTGTGGAAAACACCCCATGTCGTACACGCAGAATAGTCACTCCGCTGGTTTTTTGTGTACGCCGTGTCCCAAGATTGGATGATGAACTCACAAGCAGGGGCCCTATCCCCCTCCCAGAGCTGCCACCAGTCCCTTTTCACCAGCGCGCCCTCTTCTCCCGTGGGTTTTTGCTGGTACTGGGCGTTCCATTTGTACGGTGGAAGCTCTTCTTTCAGCGCCAACAGCTCGTCTACCGGCCAAAACTCAGGCCAGAGGCTGTTTCCGCTCGGCAGAATCGCCGGAAATTCGATTACTTCCCACTCAGATGAGTCTGATTTCAGTACTCTGCCGGTCAAATCCTTGTCTGACCAGCGCGTCATCACGACGACAATCGCTCCTCCCGGCTGTAAACGCTGCCGTGGACCAGAGGTATACCACTCATAAACACTATCAAAGACGGTCGGGTCCCCTTGTGCCAGTCTGGCTTCTTGTTCTGAGTGGGGATCGTCAATAATAAGTAGGTCAGCGCCTTTACCAGTAACAGTACCGCCGACACCAATAGCAAAATAGTCACCGCCGTGGCTAGTCGCCCACCGCCCCGCCGCCTTTGAGTCTGCTCTGAGCCCGACGCCGGGGAAGATTTTTGCATACTGATCACTGTCCACCAGGTTCCTGACTTTCCGACCAAATCCGACAGCCAGTTCTGCCGTGTTGGACGTCTGGATAATCTTCTTCTGCGGGTGTTTCCCCAAGAACCACGCCGGCAACATATAACTAGCGAACTCAGACTTCGTATGCCGGGGCGGCATGTTGATGATCAACCGCTTCAGTTTCCCCTCCGCGATCTCCTCAAACTTCTTGGCCATGATGGCGTGGTGCCGACCATGTATAAACCCCGGCCACATCTCATGAACGAAGGACATGAACTTGTTCTGGGCCTTCTCCCGGACCAGCGCCTCCTTGTACTGGCTCACCTGCGCCAGCAACTTCTCCATCTCAGCCGGCGGCAGACCCCCTATCAGTTCACTCAAGTCCATGGGCTGTTAGCCTCCTGCCTTTGCCGCGCCACCGACAGCGCCTCCCGCCTAATAGGATTTTCCAATCGCTTCTTTATTTTCGATAGCGTAGGATAAATACTCACCGGCCTGAAATACCGACGCCCAGACTTCTGCTCTTTGTACACCTGGTACAAATGCGTAAAAGCCTCCAGCAATAATTCCTCGTCTTTACTCATTCCAAGGTCCTGAAGTTTATATACACCGGCCTCACACTCCTCCCACTTCCCCGCACCTTCTTCAATACCCCCAGCCGCACCAACCTATTTATGATCTCAGCCGTGTTCCCCATCCCACCCTTACCCCGGATCTCACATATATCCCGGATAGACGGCCCAAACCCATACTTCCGCCACCACTCATCCACCACCAAAAACACTTCCTTCTGCGCCGGCGTCATATCACACCCCAAACACTCCTCATAACTCATATCCGCACGTCGAGCCACCATCTCCCGATTTATCTCCAATCCCCTCATATCACCCCCCAAATGTTGTCAAGAGGGTATCTGGCAATATTGCCAGATAACCATTTGATAACGTCACGGATTTTCTCCAAAAATATCCCCCCCAGGGGTCTGCGTTTTGGAAGACAAGGGGGGGTCTTCGCTGGGAAGGGGGTGTTCGCTGCTGGGATCCGATATTTCTGGGGAGGGTTTGAGTGGAATAGTATGTATATGCGCGTCGGAGTCCCGTTCAGCATTTGGGGGGGTGCCTGGTGGGTGGGGTTCCTGGCTGGTCAACTCCTCGAGCAGCGAATTCGCGTCCACTTCCTGGGCGTCGCTGGTCCCCAGCATCACGGTTTTTAGCTGGTCCAGTATCTGCTGCCGGAGTTCGCCACTGTCCTTGACGTGCTCGATCCGCTTGGTCTCGCGAAACATGTCCACACCAACTACGCTGCCCAGAACTTTCACAGCGGATACTCTGGTGCTCGCTTTTGCCGATGGATCAGTAGCGACTTCTGTTAGGGTGGAAACCACAAGGGCCTTCAAAGATTCAGCAGAATGCCACGCCGCCAGTTCCTTTGCCCGCTCGAGCGCTTCTATTTCCTGTTTTATACGGGTATCGGCCCTTAGCTTGCTGGCGTTATCGCCGGCGGTTTTCGGTTTGGCGTTTGGTGAATACGCTGCTCTATATGCGTCAGCGCCTGTCATATCTTCCAGAGCTATTGCTTCGGCAAACCGCTTTTGCTTTTTGGTCAATGCGTTTCTTGGGATTTGCAGGACGGAAGATATTCCCTTGTTGTTTATTGCTTCCCTCAGTGCTTTACGTGATGGTTTGTCCATGTTGGGCTGATCTTCGCTTCGCTCAGTTATCTAACCGGGCCGATCCTACCGGAACAAAACCGGAAAATCAACAAAACCTATCAAACCTGGGCGCATCATTGAAAAATACCATCGATACAATACAATCAAACCACTTGCAATATTTCATTCAGTCGCTAATATCCTGTTCATGCGATGCACCCCGTATCGCCCCACTGGAGACCACCATGCAAACCAGAGACGATGAAATCAAAATGTTCGGTATGACAAAGCAGGACATTCAAGACCAGTACATCAATTCCCTGACTGCACGACTGTCTGGCTTGGAAATCGTAGTTGCCGGCATCTTGAGCGACTGCCAAGAATTGCAGACTTTCGGTCGCGATACAAAAGAACAAATCCGCACCCAGTTGAATGTCGCGAAATACATTCTTTTTGAAATGCAGGATCGTCGCGAAGCACTGACTGAAGACTGATCAACCCGGCCCGGCCACACGCCGGGCATCATCTGGAGAGTGAAAATGGAAAAACACCGCCCCTTGTCCAATATCGCGCACGACATCCGTCGCGACTGGAAAAACGTCAACTACGCTGCAAAACCCTATCTTGCCGCCATGTTTGATCTTGATCAGATTACCGATCAATACATGTTCGACTCTGGCGCAAGTATTGTCCGCTATTTTTTGGCAAACGCTGCCAGCTGGCGCGGCGATACGGCAAAACTAATCAAAGCAGAACTCAAAAGCTTGATCTCACCTAAATACCTAAAGGATTAATAAAATGAAACCATCATTAATCGTTTTTGTACCTGTAGCAGCGATGTCCGTTTGTTCTGTCGCTGCCCTATACGCTGGGCAACCATTGCTTGCCGCTGCCGCCACTACGTTAACGGCGCTCGGATACTGGCTCGTTTTGGCACTTGAGAGGGCCGGAAAATGAAAATTATTTACAACAAGCTTTTGTGCGGATGGTACATCGTGCGCGGACCACACCAAACCCCGATCAGCGGACGGTTTGAAACCCGCGCGGACGCTGTTCAACATTTAGCAAACCGCTCAAAGGGATAACAAAATGAAAATCACAATTGAGATCCGGGATGTGTACGGCATCCGCACGATATATCCACACTGCCAAACCGCCAAACTGTTAGCACGGCTGGCTGGCACGCGCACGATCACCCGGCACGCGCTCGAGACAATCAAACAACTAGGTTATTCCATCGAAGTTAAACAACCGGAAATGACAATATGAAAACATTCGACTACATTCAAGATCCCGGGCACGGGTGGATTAAAGTGCCCGTCTCGCTTTTGCTGGAATTGAAAATCGCCGACGACATAACGTGTTTTTCTTATTATCGGGACGGGTTTGCCTATCTCGAGGAGGACTGCGATGCGTCGCGATTCTTTAACGCGTACCGGGAAAAATTCGGCACTGATCCAAAGCTTCGGGATCGTATCGCACGCGAGCGCCGATCACGCGTGCGCGAATATACCTGTTATACAAAATATATCGCCAACAATATAAAAACCGGGATGCAATAATGAAAATACATTTTATACGCGAGAGTTCAAACCGGAAAACCGGCCCGATACCTGTCACTTATTCGGAGCGCGATACCTGTCCGGCGTCGTGCCCGCATTATCGGGCCGACTGCTATGCCGAGGATTACTACACGGCCATGAACTGGAACAAAGTACCGGCCCGGGGCGATAACCTGTCCGACTTGTGCGAGAAAATCGCGGCACTGCCCGAGGGCCAATTATGGCGTCATAACGTCGCTGGGGATTTACCGGGCCGGGGTGAGACTGTTGACGCTGCGGCACTGGGTGAGATTGTGCGGGCCAATATCGGCAAACGCGGTTTCACTTATACACATAAGAAAAGCGCCGACGCTGTTATCTGGGCGCGCCATGCCACGAACTGGGGTTTCACTGTCAATCTATCCGCCGACGACGCTGGGGAAGCGGACGCGCTCGCCGCG